TTGTTATATACCTACACAGCCGGAACATCCGCACCCGCAGCTACTTACACATCTAGCGCAGGAAATATTGCTAATTCCAATCCAATTGTTTTGGATTCGTATGGCAGACCGCCAAACCAAATATGGCTTACAGGTGGCACACGATATAAATTTATTCTTAAAGATTCATCGGCGGTGCAAATTTGGTCAAACGATAATATCCCAGGCATTAACGATCCGGCGTAAATTATGGCTAACTACACTTGGAAAATTCTTGATGTGCTTGCAACCGATGAACTAATCACGGGTGCTAGATATTACGTCAAAGCGTATGTAGATAATTTATCGGTAGATACTGAAGGATATTGGACATTTTCCGATCAAATTATCAAAGTTCCGTTTAGTGATGTAACTGAAGAAATGATTGCTCAATGGATAGAAAATGAATCTATCCAAGATGGCGTAAGCGTCATAAAATCTAATTTAGAGAAACAATTGGCTTATTTGGGATCGCAAAAACCTACGATTCCGCCGTGGAAGCCGCAAGTATTTACCCCTAATATTTAGGAAAAATTATGGCTTTACCAATAGATATTATTAGCCGTGCATTGAAAGATATTGGGGCACTTGAAGCAGGTGAAAGCCCAACGCCTGAAGCGGCGCAAGATGCGTTTGATATGCTCAATGATCTAATTGATCAATGGTCAAACGAAGATATGATGGTGTATTACAAGAATGAAATTGTGTTTCCGATTGTTGCAGGGCAAACGCAATACACCATTGGCCCAGGCGGGCAATCTAATGCTGTTGTCACGGGTTCTATTGCGGGCACAACGCTAACTGTTACCGGAATTAGCCAAGGCGCAATTACTATTGGTCAAACCATTACAGGCACGGGGATTGCAGCCGGAACAACGATTGTTGGGTTTTTGACAGGTGCGGGCGGCAACGTTAACGAAACGGGCACATATACCGTAAACATTTCGCAAACGGTTGCATCCACAACGATTACGGCATATTACCAACGTCCGTTAACTATTAATTCGGCCTTTGTGCGGATTAACACTAACTCTAACGGTCAACCCGTTGTAAACGGCGGTTTAGATTATCCGGTTGCTGTGTTGAACCTTGAAGATTACGAAATGATTGGGTTGAAAACAATGAACGGGCCGTGGCCTAAAGCATTGTATTACCAACCCTCCGAATTGCTTGGAAACATTTTCGTATGGCCTAACCCGTCACAAGGTGAGATGCACTTGTTTGCTGACAATTTGTTTAGTCGGTTTACAACGTTGTATGACAACATTAATTTGCCACAAGGCTATGCAATGGCGTTGCGGTGGTGTTTAGCTGAACGGTTAATGCCTATGTATGGCAAAACAAACCAAACGCAAATTGCAATGATTTCTAGCTATGCAGCACAAGCTAAAGCTACGGTGAAACGCACCAATATGCGTCCGACACAATCCGCAAGATTCCAAGATGCGTTGCTAGTAAGCCGCCAACGGGATGCGGGTTGGATTCTAAGCGGTGGTTTCTTTAGATAAGGATAGGCGATGCCTGATTTTGGTTTTGTTGGCCCATCTTACGAAGCACCTAGCATTTATCAAGATGCACAGGAATGTATTAACTTTTATCCTGAGATTGATCCGCTTAAACAGCCTGGTGATCGTGGTGTTGTGGCTTTGTACCCAACGCCTGGGCTTGTCAAACTTGCACAATTAAACGAAGCCCCTGTGCGGGGGATGCGAGCATTGTCAGGCGGTAATTATCTAGTTATTGTATGTGGCAATAAAGTTTATTCAGCATTAAGTGTAGATTCGATTACAGAGATTGGCACACTTAATACATCAACTGGCCCTGTTTCCATTACTGATAACCAAACAACCAACAATGGCTTAACAGCTTATATTGTTGATGGCGGTGATCGTTATACATGGATTGCTGATACCAATACGTTTGCCGTTTTGCCTGATACAGATGGCCCGTGGCAAGGCGCAAACATTTGCGATACGGTAGATAACTATATTGTTTATAACCAACCAAACACGCAAAATTGGGCTTGTTCTGATCTTGGTTTGGCAGTTAGCACGACAGGTTATTTTGGTTCAAAAGATGGCTCGCCGGATAATCTAGTGTCATTTATTGTTGATCATCGGCAGGTTTATTTGCTTGGTGAAGTGACATCAGAAGTATGGGTGGACGTTGGTAATGTAATCACAGGCATTACATCATTCCCGTTTCAGCGTGTGCCAGGCACATCGTTGCAGCACGGTATTGCGGCTAAGTTTTCAATTGCTCGATTTGCTGAACAATTCTTGTTTGTGTCAAAAGACACAAGAGGCCAAGCAATTATCGGCGGCATCCAAGGCTATCAATTCCAACGGGTATCAACCCATGCGGTTGAGCAATCATTGGTTGGCAAAGTTATTTCCGATGCGGTGGCTTATAGCTATCAGATTGAAGGCCACGAATTTTATGTGGTTACATTCCCGACTGCGGATTTAACTTGGGCTTACGACTTATCTACAAAGATGTGGCATAAGTGGTTATCTGTGGATAACGAAAACGTTTACCATCGGCATCGTTCTAATTGCGCTGCATTTTTCCAAGGCGTTAATTTAGTCGGTGACTATGAAAACGGCAAAATCTATAAATTAGATCAAACGGTATATACGGAAGATGGCAACAAAATCCGTAGATTACGCCGTGCCCCGCACCTTACGGCTGACTTACAGCGGCAATACTTTGATGAATTGCAGATTCAATTTCAGCCAGGCGTTGGGTTAAATGGGCAAACTTTTGTTAATAAAAACCTAAGCCCTACTAGTTTAATTATTGCGCCCGCTGCGACAGAAACGGTTGATCCAACTGAAATCATAAATATTTACTATCAATTTAGCATCAATACAGAAACGCTTGGTGCAGAGCCAAAAGCTATGTTGCGTTGGTCTAATGATGGCGGCAGCACTTGGTCTAATGAATATTGGGTAAGCATTGGCAAAATTGGACGTTATAAAAACCGTGCAATATGGCGGCGATTGGGTATGGCACGGGATCGTATTTTTGAAGTTGTTGTAAGCGATCCAATTAAAGCCGTAATTGTGTCGGCAAACCTAAAAGGCAGTATTGGGGATAACTAATGGCAACCGCACCCAATACCAACATTGTTTTCCCGCAAAGCCCGTTTCTTGATCCAATGACGGGTCGGCCCGCACGGGAATGGATGATGTGGCTGTTAAACCCAAGTTATGTCGGGGTAAACGTTTCTAACATTGTTCCGGTTGTGTATGGCGGCACAGGATTAAGCACTACACCCGCAAACGGGCAGTTGTTGATTGGTAATGGCACGGGTTATTCATTAAATGTATTAACAGCGGGACAAGGCATTACCGTTACCAATTTGTCGGGCGGCATTGCAATTAAAGTAAGTGATACAGCGGTAACGGCAGGTACATACGGCAACTCAGGCGTTATCCCAACTATTACTGTAAATAGCAGAGGTCAATTAACGGCTGTAAGCACATCACCTGTAACGATTACTAGCGCAAACGTTGTTGGGGGCGCAACAGGAACGTTTAAATCAGGTGATGCGGTGCAAAAAACGATTACGGTAACAAACGGAATTATTACGAGCATTGTGTAATGAGAGATCAAGCAATTGCGATGCTGTATGAATCCGTTAAAGATAGATTAACAATTTGTTTGGATGACTTTAATAAATGTTTAGTTGATTGGGAAATTATCCCATTGCGTCAAAACAATGAAGTTATTGGCGCAATTATGCAAAAAGGGCATGAATTGCATATCGGGTACGGTAAACCATCAAAAGCATCTATCAGAGGACATTTAGCGGCATTAAAGAAAGTAATAGATAAATACGGATATGCAACAACATCGGTTTTAAAAGACAACCCTAAAGGATTAAATTTCTGCAAAAGGTTGGGTTTTATTGAATTAGCTGAAGAAAGCGATAAAATCCTACTTAGATGCTATCGGAGCAAATATGTACCAAAAAATATACCTTTCCCGCCGCCAAACTAAGGCTATGTCCATTGATCACCCAATTGGTGATCCGACAGGTGGTGCAGCATACCGTGAAATGCGTGATCCCGTATCGGCTGCGGTTATGGTTGGTGGGCAGCTACTAGGTAGCGCAATTTCCGGTAGCGCAGCATCATCTGCGGCCTCTAAACAAGCACAGGCTGCTAAAGAGGCATCCGCAGCGCAAAGGGCAATGGCGGAACGTAACGCCATTAATTTGCAAGATATTGCTGATCGCCAAATGAGTAATTTGGGCGGCATATATGGGCAATCCCAAGCCTACACAGCACCGTTTATTACAACAGGCACAAACGCAGCCGCAAAGTTAAACGAATTGGTTAATTCGGGTTATTTCAGCCAACCATTTACGGCGGCTGATCTTAAATCTAACCTTGCGCCTAATTATGAGTTTATGCTTAATCAGGGTTTGGGTGCTACAAAGCAAGCCCTAAACGTTGGTGGTGGCGGCTCTAACATTGCAAGGGGCGCAACAAAGTTTGCCGAAGATTATGCAGGTAATGCTTACCAACAAGCATTTAACAATTGGCAAGCGCAGCGCAACAACATATTTAGCACATTGTCAGGCATTGCAGGTTTAGGCACAACAGGTTCAGGTCAAGCAATCAATGCAGGTAATGTATACGGTTATACCGGAACTGGTCTAACAACAGGCGTTGGTAAAAACATTGCTGATTTGTTGACAGGCGGTGCAGCGGCAACAGCGGCAGGTATTACAGGTCAAGCGCAAGCACAAGCCGCAGGTGATGTAGGCGTAGCAAATGCATTGAGTGGTGGTATTTCTAGCGCAGGGCAAACTTATGCTTTAAGCCAAATGCTTGCACCAAAAACATCTAACCCATTAGCGGGTGATATGGCAGATATGATTGCTACAGCTTAAGGAATAAATATGGCAACGAGTTATGTAGACCCAACCATTCCCTTAGCTGCAAAAGCACCGCAAGGGTTATCCACGTTAGGTGATTTGTTAAATATTGCCCGTGGCGCACAAGCGTATCAACAAACCGAACAAATGAATCCGATTGCTTTGCGACAAGCAGAGGCGCAAGCAGGTGCGGCTGAACTTGGGTTGAATCAAAAGCAATTAAGCATTGTTGGCGGGATGCTGACAGGACTAGAAAACTCGGACGCATTTAAAAACGGCGATGCGGCAGGAATGAAAGCACAATTAGGTGTTGTGCAAAACATTCTTGAAGCTAATAAGATTCCTACGCAAAAAACGTTTGGCGTAATCAACGATTTGTTAAAAAACAATAACATTGAAGGCGTGAGATCAACGCTTTCAAACTTGCGTAATGGTTTGGTTAGCAACGAAACACAATTTAGTTCTGCATTGCCACAACTTACAACATCCGGTGGACAACCCGCAACGTTTGCACAAAGCGGGCCACAATCAGGGCAAATTAGAACGCCAAATTACCCAGGTGTTACGACAGGGCAAACAATGCCGCCACAAGCTGCGCCCGCAAACGCTCCCGCAGGTGTTGCGACAGGTGTTCCGGTGCAAGAGCCAACAACGCCACAAGCTGCGCCGTTGCCAAATGCATCCGCAGGTCAACCGCCCGCACCCGCAGGTGGTGTTACGCCTCAGGCAATGAGTATGCCGCCTGAGGCCGCAGAAATAAGCAAACCTGTTGCGCCGCAATATCCGGTTCGCCGCCCTGGTGCGCCTGGTAGTACTACACCCGTTTTAGCTAACGAAGCAAAAGATACTGAAGTTAATATTGCTTACAAAAATGGTTTGATTAGCAGACAAACAGATTTATCTACCGCCCGCCGCAATATTCAAGAAACATTAAAAATTGCTAATGAATTAGAAAATGATGTTTATTTTAAAACGGGTATGCCTGGCGATATTGAACGCAAAGTGCGTCAATTTTTAGGTGAAGATCGTTATAAGCAATTAAGTAAAGACCTTGCAAACATTCAAATTTCTAACATCCGTGCACAGGGCGGATCAATGGATACTGTTGGCGGTCAACAATTGATGAAATTGGCAAACGGTGATGAAACTTACCCGCCTAAAGTGTTAATGAACATTGCTCGCCGTACCGATGCCGATCTTACAAACATTGATTTGCAAGCAACGGGTGCAGCTAGATTTGCTGAAAAATTTGGCGAAAACAATTTAAATTCATTTAAACAAATGTGGTCTAAAAACGCTGATTCAAAAGTGTTTGAGGCAATGAACATTTTTAGAGATGAAAAAGACCCTGCTAAAGCTAAACAAATGATTGATGATTTGTTTGGTGACAATCCTAAACAACGTAAAATATACTTTCAAAAATATCAAAACATTCAAAAATTAATTAAAGATGGAACTCTGTAATGAGCACAGACGCACTCGGACAGTTAATTTTAGGACAAGCTGCGCCTGCGGAACAATCTACAGAGACGCCCGCTAAATGGTCATTTCCTACGCCTTATTTGTCAAATGTGTTTGCACAATTAAGACCAAAGGAAGGTGTGCGGTATGATGCACCGCCGCATCCGTTAAGTGGCGCACAAGGTGCGTATGCTATTACCGCACCCGCTTATGCTGACATTCAAAAGAATGATCCGTATTTTCAAGGTAAACCACAAAACCAATTAACGCCTGAAGAACAAGATCGTGCGGCGTATGTGTTGCGTGAAAAAGTACAAATCCCTACATTGCGTCAATTTGGCGTTGAGCCAACAGAACCAAACATTCAGTTGTCGCATTTTCTTGGGCCAGCGGGTGCAGCACAATATTTAAAAAATGGTTACATTAGTCCTGAGGCCGCAGCCGCTAATGGTGGTATGCAAAATGTGCAAAAGATTGCACGGGATCGTTTAGCGTTTGGGGCACAGTTAGCACAATCACAGCAACAAGCACAACAAGCTGCGCCACAAGGCTCAACACGAGCACCACAAACAACGCCACAGCCTACAGGCGATGCGTTGGGCGATATGATTCTTGGTGTTGCACCTGCACCGCCCGCACAACCTACAACACAGCCTACACAAGCCGCTGTACCGCCTACCGGACAAGAGCCTGTAGCAGAGCCGCCATCGGCAGTATCGTCCGCAGCACAACGCAGATTTGCAGATGAGCCGCCCGCAGCAACGCCGCCATCTGAGCGCACGTTTGGCGATTACGCTAAAGAAACGGGTAAAAGTGTTGCATCATTACTTGATAACACTATTGGCGCAATTGTGCCAACAGCCGTTAGTATGCTTGGTTATCCAATTGCAAAAATTGTAGAAGTTACAGCATCGGCTACTGGCGGTAAGTTTGATGCTAATGATGCAATCCATAATATTGTTGAGCCTATTTCTCAACCATTTGCAAAAGCATTTGGTATTGATGCAAACGATCCTGCTTATAAGCGTGAGATCAGCAATAGAGTTATGACTTTTGTTGGTGAAAACATCGGCAAAGGCGCAAAAGAATTGTCCGATGCGTTTTATGAAAAAACGGGCGTAAGAATTCCAACGGCTGATTTTGAATACGCAGCAAACGTTGGATTAATGGCGGTTACAGCTAAAGGTGCGCCTGTTGTTGGTAAAGGCGTAAAAACTGTTGCCGGAGTTATTGAAGATCAATTTGCAGCTAAGAAAGGCGAGCCTAAGCCTATTGCTGAACGCATTGAGCCTAGCACGGTTGTTTCTGAAGGCCCAGGCATTAGAGTTGAATACCCTGTTGAAACGCAATTAACGCCGGAACAAACAGCACAAGTTATTAAAGCAAAAGAAGCGGGTGCAACACCTGAAGCATTGCAAACAATGGTTGATCAATTTACGGCTAAAAAAGGTGTTGCTGAAGTGCCTACAACGGTTGAAACCCAATTGGGACAACAGTTAGAGGCCAAGCAATCACCAATTAAAGTGCCGGAAGAAAACCCGCCAATGCCATCGGCAAAGCCAACGGTATCAAGCGTTAGGGAACGTCAAAACGTGTTGGACGAAGTGGGCATTAATGTGCACCGCAAATCCGCTTTGGAAGGCAATCCTAAAGAGGCTAGTTCACAATACATTACTGCTAAATCTGATCAAGGCCCGTATGCAACAGGCATGACAGATCAAATTAACTATGAGAAAAAATCTTTAGATTTTCATTTTGGCAAAGTTGCTGAAGATGCGGGCGGTGAAGTGCCTCGATATGGCACACCTGAACAACAAGGCGATTTGATCAAAATTGGATCAAAAATTAAAGATGCATTGCGTAAAGGATATGAAGCATTTATTGCCGAAGGCAAAAAACTTTATTCTGATGCCGCCGTAGCACATGGTGATAAACCTGTAACTGTAGATAAATTTGGCGAATATCTTAAAGCAGATGAAAATTTTGCTTATGAAAAAGAAAAAGGATTACAAACCGCTATTAAGACTTATATGCAACGCAAAGGCTTAATGG